TGCCGCTCTGGATCAGTCCCTTCGCCCGGTTTTTGATGCCCTCAGTCACCCGCTGTGCCGCAAGGCCGTTGGCTCCCGCCGTCAGCCGAATCAGCTCGTCCCCGGCACGGCGGCTGCCGCTCTCGGTGCCGTCGCCGTTGTACAGGGTTCCTGCATCTTCCCGCAGTGCCGCCGCATCCGGCTTTCTGCCAAGCTCTGCCGCCTTGGTCTCTTTGTAGCGTTCGGCTTCGCCCCTGCCTTGGGTGTAGGCCATCTCCAGCGCCAGCCGCCCGGTCTCGCCGGTCGCCAGCACCTGCCGCACCGCGCCGCTCAGTGTCCCGCTGCCGGTCATCTGCAGCGCCTGCGCAAAGCTCTCGCCCTCGCCGTTCACGCCCAGCCGGTACAGGCTTGCCGCCGCCGGGGTGTACACCTCGGCGCCCACGCCCTCCGGCATATTCCGGCTCATGCTCTCCGCTGCCGCATCGCTCACCCGCCAGCGCTTCGCCAGCTCCTTCACGGCCTGCGCCGATCCTGTCTGCTGTGCAAAGGCTCCCTCCCCGAGGGAGCTGTCGAGCGAATGCGAGACTGAGGGAGTTTCCACCGTTTCCCCGGTGTTTTCCACGCTTTTCCCGTTGACATCCCCCGCCCGCTGTGATACAGTTGTGTCGGCGGAAGTAACTGCACTTAACGTTCCGGACGTGTCTCTGGGGTCGGCAACGGCATCCATAGAGGGCTGCAGAGCTTTCGCTATTTCTTTTTCCGGTACTCCTACAGAAGATAAATATTCCGACACGATAAAGTTTCGGCTCTTCTTTGTATCACAGACGGCTTCCACAACAATGTGGGAGCCGTCTATTTTTTTCTCAAAGATCACGATGGGTGCTTTTTTGCGGTTCCCGGTATAATATCCGTCCGCTTTTCGCGTTGCCAGATACGCATTGTCAAAGTGGTTCAGCACATACGCCGCCCGCGCCACGTCCGCGCTGTTCTTCATGGTGCCGTCGGCGCTGCCATCCCCGCCTGCGTGCCGGTTGGTGATGTGTTTCACCGCGTTGGCATCCATCATCGTCACCTTGCCCACCTTGTCAAGGCCGGTCAACTGCTGCATGGCGTCCCGCATCCTGTCGCTGGTCTCGGTCACAGTGTAGGGTTCCAGATCTTCGCCCGCCCGCACCCGGTCCACGTATTCCGCAAGGCCTGGGTCAACGCTCTGTTTGTATTCCTCAATGCTGGCGTTCTGCGCCGGGGTGTGCACCGCCGGGTCATCGTTCACCGCCGTCTGCTCTGCCTTTTGTGCCGCCGTTCCCAAGGCTCCCTCCCTGAGGGAGCTGTCGCCCGTAGGCGACTGAGGGAGTTCGTCCCCCAAGGCTTCCCCCTCGGGAGAGCTGTCAGCGCCCTGCGCTGACGGAGAGGGTCCATTCCGCTGTCCGGTCTGTCCTTCCGCCTCCAGCGCCGCGCTCATCCTGCCCAGCTGCGTGCCCACGGCACCGCCCAGCGCGCCGGATGCGCCGCCCGTCAGGCCGCTCTCCAGTGCCGTCAAAAAGGTGTCTCTGTTAAACAGCTCCTGCGCCGCCTGCTCGTCTCCCAGGGCCGCGTCAATTGCCTTGTCCGCATAGGTCTCCACAAAGGCCTGCATGGCATTGTCGATGCCGCCGGAAATGGCTGCGCCAGTACGCTGTTGTCTGCCACGCTGCGCACCACGTCTGCCAGCTTCCCCGCCAGCGTGTCCTTGGCATAGTCGCTGCCCATGGTCCGGGCAAGGTCTGCCGCGCCCACGCTGTTGATGGCCCACCCCGCACCGAACTTTGCAAGGCCGCCCACCAGCGTCTTGCCCGCACTCTCGCCCTTGTCAATGCTCTGGCCCATAGCTTCCGCGCCGCCCTGGGCGCTCAGCACCGGCAGCACCAGCGCCGGGCTGATGCCCGCCACCGCAAGGTTCTCCGCCGCACTGGTCGCAATTCCCATTGCCGTCTTTGCGGTCTCGTTCATGCCCGCTGTCGCGCGTTCGGTGCGCTTTCTGCCGTAATCGTACAGCTGGTAGCCCACGCTCTCGTCCTTGTCAACGCTCTCGTTCGTCACAGTCCCGGCCACCTTCTGCCGCATGCCGGTGATCTCGCTCTGGCTGTACCCCATGGCCCGCAGCTGCTCGTCCGTGTACTGCGGCTTATAGTCCATGTCCACCGCCGTGATCATATCCTTCAGCTGCTTTGCCCGTTCATCTCCTGCAAGGCTCTTGTCCAGCGCACGTTCATTGGCGTTCGTGCTCCATGTATTCCAGATCGCCGTTCCGAGGTTTTCTCCTGCCAGCGGCACGGCCGCAGCCACCGTCCCTCCAATGCCCTTCACGGTGTCCGCCGAGCGCCGCACGGCCTTTTCCGCAGCAGGCAGTTCGTCGTACTCGGCAATGTACTGCCGCGCCTCGTCGATCTGCCACTGGCTGTACCCCTTGGCGATCAGCTCCGCGTCGGTATACGGCTTCTGGGCCTTCACGGCATTGTCGCCGGTGCTGCTGCCCAGTGCAGCAGCATCCTCCACGCCGCTCTTTCCCATCCGGATCAGGCTCACCAGCGTCCGGTGCTTCGGGTCTGCATCCATCCACCGGTTCAGCCGTGTAAAGTCGCTGAATTTGTCCTCGTCCTCCGCCTTCGCCGTGTGGTCTTTGATGGCCTGCGCCCCCTGCGCCAGCACGCCATCGCTGCCGCTGCGCCGCCGCTGTGCGGCCTTCTGGCTCTCATTTGCGCCCCGCCGGGGTTCCGCTTTCTGTCTGCAGCCACTCCGGCTGGTTCTGCCGCTGCACCGTCGGCAGCTTTTTTCCCGTCTTGGCCGTTGCCGCCGCGGTCTGGGTGCCGTCCATCTGTGCCAGCACCCGCGTGCCAAGGCTCTGCGTTGCCGTGGTGGTGGTCTTTTTGCTGCCTGCCGTGCCGGTCGTCTTTGCGCTCGTTCCGGCCTTCACCGTGCTCAACCCCGTTGCCAGCGGAGCACCCGCCGTCACGCCCGTGCTCCCGCCGCTCTTTGCGGTGCTGGCCGCCTTTGTGTTCGTGCTGGCCTTTGCTGCCGCAGCGGCCTTTTTGCTTGCATCCTCTTTTTCCAGTGCTTCGCGCTTTCTGCGCACCTCGTCTACGCTCCAGCCCATTTTCTTCTCCTTTTTACCATCCCATCACGTTGGACACCCGGCTGATCACATCATCGCCGAACCCCAGCCGGATCAGGTATTCCGAAATTTCGTCCGCGCTCTTTCCCTGGTTCGTCATACTCTGCGCCTTGTCGAGTGCTGTGTCAAAGCTGTTTCCATTGGTGCCGTCCACCGGCTTCACCGTGCCAAACACCGCCGGGCGCTGTAATACGCCCGCCAGCTTGCTTCCGGTGCTCCCGCTCCGGGCCGCCGTCCCGCTGCCGCTGCCTGTTCCCAGTGCGCTGTTCACGTCCACGCCTGCCCGCTGCAGCTCGTTCATGATCACGCTGTACAT